AGTTAGCGCGGTGACCGACAACCGAGTTTTTACGGTTTCGGGAGACGCGGCCGGCCAGGTGGACAACTTTTTCAACTACGGAAAAATCACGTTCGGGTCGGGTGATAACAACGGCATTGCCATTCAGGTTGAGGACTACACCACGTTGAATGTTGTTACGCTTTACGAGGCAGCACCTTACACGCTTTCAACCGGAGTGACGTTCTCTGCCATTGCCGGTTGTGACAGGCGCTTTGAGACGTGCAAGACGCGATTTAATAACAAGGATAATTTCAGGGGATTTCCGCACATACCGGGGATGGACAAGGCTTTAACCGTACCGAACAATCAGCAGTGGACCGAGGACTGAGCTATGGCCTTCGGCCAATACAGCGGAGGAATTGGCGCGATTGCCGGTGGTATCATCGGCGGGATTATTGGTTTTTACACACCGATGGGAGCCTATCAAGGCGCGATGCTCGGTGCATCCCTTGGTGGGATGGCGGGAGGAATTGCGGGCTCTGTCTTCTGGCCTGAAAAAGTAGACATCACGCATCCGCTGCCGCCAAAGCCGCACGAAAACCGTGTGCAGGTTTCAACTTATGGAGCATCGATTCCGGTTGTTTACGAGTCCGCCAGGGTTGCCGGAAATATTATCTACATGTCGGATGTGGTCGAGGATATTGATCGCAGCCGCCACCGGCAGGATGGTGTCAGATATTATGAAATGGAAAAAACATATACGTCAACTTTTGCAATCGCGTTTTCTGAAGGACCGGTTGTGGGCCTTGCGAGGATATGGGTCAACGGAAAGATTTTTGCTGACTACCGCGACCCGGCAGGACCTTACTACCCGACAGGAAGCGTAGCTCTCGCTTCGGCAAATTTGAGCACGACGATTGCACGGGCTGCGACTTATTTTTCTGTATATCTTGGAACAGAAACGCAGACCGCAGACTCGGCATTGTCAGCATTGATGACCGCAGCGGAAACGCCGACATATCGTGGAATTTTTTATATCGTTTTTAGGGACTTTCCGGTTGGAGAGTTTTCGAGGTGCGTCTGGAATGAGGTTGAGATCGTTCTCATTTAATTTTCACCAATCGCGTGCCTTTGACTGGATTTTCTATTTTTCTCGAAATGGGCGATTCTGCTATTGTGTAATCAAGCCCTTTCACATAGTCATTGAATCTGAATCCTTTTACTTCGCCTTTGTGGGCTTCAAAGAACTCGATCAACACCCTCATGTCTTCGTCAAGCTTCATGTGTCAGCCCATTTCAATTCGATGAGCGGGCATTGCGCCGCGCCTACCTTGTAATCTTCCATATTTACGCTCAAGGTGTCGGTATTGAACCGCACAGGTACATCGAACTCAAATCCGGCCTTGATAGGCACGCCGGCTGAATACCCCGCCGAAATCGTGACAATCCCCAACGTGCTATCAACTGTGAAGTCTGCCGTTGACACTGCCGAGCCGTTGACGGAAACCTTGACCGTCCCAACCACCGGCTTGAGAATCTTGCGGCTGCGCGTGTAGGACCCCTGGACGTAGGTTTTATAAAGCTGAAGCGCCGAAGAGGTCGACGCAGTTGTTATGACGCAATCGCTTGAGCCCACCGTTCCGTCGATGTCGCAGGATTTGTAATCCAAGTGATCCTTGTACCTGAACCCGATGGCCTGCCCCGCGACAACGTGAAAAAACTTGAGCAAGTCCTCAAGATCGCCAATGTCCTTGACGCCATAGGCCACGTCGTACTCATGGCGCGGATAGCTCCACCGCTGATTGCGAATCTCGGCGCCTGAGTCCGTGATGACGATATTCGTGTTCCATGTCGGCCCACCCGCAGAACCGTATGAAATGGCGTCAGGGAAGCGCGGAGCCTCTATAAATACGGTCATTAACTGTTCCTCCTGTTTGCCCTACTCAGCGAAGCGTAAAGCCCGCTTTGAGCCTGAGAGACGCTTTCCCGGTCATATTTGCCGTTCTGAGAATAGAAGTGCATGTGGACGATTGGCGCGGCCTTACCACCGCCTTTCGGTACTACCTGCTCGCCTTTCTGCAGGATGGCCGGGTATTCGTCCGCAGCAAGCCCTTGGTGGAGCCTTGGCGCGGAGGCGAAGTAACTGGCAGGGATTGACCGCATCGGCCCGCCTGAGACGCCTACGGTGCCCCCAGCGTGCATTGTAGCGCCCCAATCGCCTGTCTGCGCTCCATAGGTATTCGTTCCGGTATACCCGCCGCTACTTACGCCGAACATGCCGACTATGGAACCAAGCAACCCGCCTCCGCCACCACCCCCGCCCGTCTTACTCAAGTTGCCGAACAGTGCCTCGGTTGCCATCTGCGCCGCCATGTCGGAGGCCATGCGCGCAATGGCGTCGAACACCGCCTTGGCGTAGTCCTCAAGCGTCTTGAGTTTGCCGGTCATGGCGTCGAAAAACAGGTTGCTGAAATTGTCTTGCATGGCCGCCGCAGTGCGCTCGGTCAACTCAAGCCACTGGTCCATCGTCTCTTCGCCGTAGGTGACGGACTTTTTCCAGAGTTCCTCGTTGTTCTTTTCGAAGTCCTCGGCGTTCTTCTGCATGTTGTCGATGCTGGCCTTGTAGGACTTGGCGAGCCGTGACTCTGAATCGTAATCATCGGCTCCGGACATGATCTCGGAGATGGAGCGGAAACCGTCTTGCTCGGCGCCGCCGCCGGCATATTCCTTGATGTCGATCTTGCGCTTCTCGGCGTTGTACCAGGAATCAAGCGCGAGTTTGTCTGAAACAAATTTGTCGTACTCTTTCAGTTTGGCATCGAGCGTGGCGCGTTCAAATTCAAACTCGGACATAGTGGCTTTGCGGTAGACTTCCATCCACTTCAATTCTTCCTCGGCGTTTTTCTCGCGGAGCTTGCTTTCTTCTTCGTATGCTTTCCAGCGGGCCTCAACGTCATAGGCCACTTGATTATCGGCTACGAGTTGTGAGCCATAGAATTGGCGCTTCTGTGCTTCTTTTTGATCTGCCTTGAATTTGTCGTATGCGGCTTTATCTGATGTTTCGGACTCGTTTTGTCCAACCCACTTAGCGTTGAATTTAGACATCATCTCGGATGTTGAGCCGGACTTACGCAACCCCAATTTTTCGTACATGCGATTTTGATTAATGAGGAACTGCTCTTGATTGCGGTCACTGGCCGAACTGCTTTCACGCATCTTTTTTAATTTTTCTGTTATCGCGTCAAGCATCCCGCCATAGGCCGCCAACGTCTCATCCAAGAAATGCGCCGTGCTTTTGTTTATTTCATCCCAAAGGTTTTTTTGACCGGCCAGTGCTTTGTTGACTCCATCAAGCGCACCGGCAGACGAGCCTATGCGCTTAATCATGTCCTCGCCTGATTTTAGGACGGCGTTCATAAATGCTTGACGCTTTTCAACATCATTCAATGCGCTGGCTGTTTTGCCAAGCGTTGTTGCGTAGTCCTGATTCGCTTTATCAACGTCAACAATGATTCCAAGGTTGTCCAAAATCATGCGCGACTGCCGCGCAACGCCCATCGTGATGTCGCTGAAAGCCTCGGTGATGCTCTGGCCGGTCATCTTGGAGGTCGCCGCCGCGATCTTCATCAACTCTGAAATCTTGTCGGCGGGAATAGACATCAGCATGGCTTTGCCGGCTGCGGCCATCAAGTCGGATTCGGCAACCAAACCTTGAGAGGACGCTTTCAGACTTTCCAGCATTCGCTTGGAGCTTGCTCCGGCGGCATCTGATAGGTTAGCGAAGGCGGTTGCTTGCTTGTCGAGTACCGATCCGATCTTGGCGGATTCGATTGCTTGACCGACAATCCTGAAAGCGGAATATACAGACGCACCGGCCTTAACTGCGCCCATTGCCATCTTGTCGAAGCTGATTCCCTTGTCGAGCGTTGCCTGTATTTTTTTAGCGGACGCCTGTGTTATGCCTTGGGCCTTGTCAAAATCGGCCTGGAGCTTCTTTATATCCGCCCGAATCTCGGCGTAGACTGACCCGACTTTTTTAGCCATCTACTTCATATCCCCTTCAAGGCTTGCCGCTATCGAATCCCTGAACCGCCTGCGCTCGCGTAGGATGGACTTGCGAAGGAATCGCGCCCCTCCGCGCTTCTTGCTGAATACCGTTCCGTACTCTACAAAGTGGGCGTAGTAGACCAAGCGATCATCACCGGCCCAGACTATTTTGCCACCGCCACGGTGCGCGTACTTTGACGCAAGGTTTTTGATGCTTCTCATCAGAGTCCCAGGCGTGCGCTTCATAAACCAGCTCCATTTCCTTGAGCGGCCTGTTTTGAATCGTACCGTGCGCCCCACCGGGACATCCTTGATCGCATAAGCAAAAACACGCCGCGCCGCTTCCGTCTCCTGCTCGGTAGCCATCTCCTTGATTAAATCTATGACGGCTTTGCTGTTCCACTCGACTTTGACAGTACCTTTCACTTGCGCTCCACAAATCCCTTGAGAGTCGCCTTCAACTTGTCGCCTGTTTCCTTCATCGGCTTTGCTTCTGCGTCTTCCCGCTCAATCCTAAAAAACGCAAGCCACTCGCTTATCTCCCTACTGTCCAACTCATTGAGCAACCTGCGTACCGTCATGCCTAATTCTTTTGCCAGCCGAAACAGGAACATGCGCTCCGGCTGGCGTCTCATTCCCCCGCTATATCGTCCACCGCCTTTTGAGTAAGACCGTTCAACTCGGCCGCTGCCTCGAATACGCGACTGATTGCAATGGCTGACTTTTTGGAAAGTTCTTTGATATCGGCGGAAGTGAAGATTGGCTCGCCCTTGTCGTCAACGGCGCAGGCGATGATAAGCGCCTCCATGACGTTTTTCGGGCCGTCCTTGCCTGCGGTCGTCTTGTAGTATTCCTGGCGATCGTGGCCGGTCATGGTCTGGAGCTTGATGGTCCCGCCCCACTCCTTGACCTCAAGCTCGATGGTTTTTAAATCCTTCGCATTCAAAATGCTGTCTCGGTTTAACATTCGCCCTCCATAGTCGCATTTTAGGTGATCACACTCGAATAGGTTACGCCGCCGGTGATCTCAATGACGGCATTGGCGCTCACTTTGTTGTCCACGGCTCCCGTCACCGAGAACCCCATGCAGTAGCCGTCGAAAGTCGCCTTGGTTTTTGCCGCATCGGTAGTGTTGTCGTTGAACTTGATTACGCACTTCTTACGCGTGCGCGTTGCACGATCCGCCCGTAGTGCAATCTGTCCGGCATCGGAGAATGACAGGTTCAACGTCATGGAAACCTGGCCCTCGTCCCTGAGCCCTACGAGCTTTTCCTTGGCCGTGCTGTTGAGATGCGTCACGTCGATGATGCTCGCCTGTCCACCTGGCCCCGAGAAGTCCGTGACTTCTCCGACGAGTTGAGCCGCAGCCGTGGTGGCCGCCGTTGTGCCACTCCAATAAAACTCTGTGCCTTGCGCTTCAAAAGCCATCGCTCATTCCTCCTACGGTATCGGGATCACGGTGCTATTGGAATAGATCACCGGCCCGGTTATCTCGATCACTGCGTTTGCACTCACCTTATTATCGACTGCGCCAGAAACGCTGAATCCAAGGCAGTAGGCATCGAAAAGTGCCTTAGTCCTTGTCAAGTCAACAGTCGAGTCATTGAACTTTATAACCACCTTGCGCTTGGTTCGATTGGCGCGATCCGTTCGGATGGTTCCCTGTGCCGTGTCGGAAAAGCTGAGGTTGAGGGATAGCGACAACTGCCCCTCATCGCGCAACCCAACCAGCTTTTCCTTGGCGGTAGAGTTTAGATTCGTGACATCAATCACGGCCGCTTGTCCACCAGGACCGCTGAAATCCGTAATCTCTCCAACCATGCACGATGTGCTGGTGCTCGCAACGGTCGTCGCTGTGCTCCAGAAAAACTCTGTACCCTGGCTTTCAAAGGCCATTTTGTTTACCTCCTGTTATTCACGGTTCCAGATCGAAAACGTGTAATTGCGTTCATACACTTCCACTTCGTCGTCGTAAAAGTCTGACGGTGAATCATTCAATAGAACGGTGCAACCCGTGGCGGATGTCATTGCGCTTATCAGGACCGCTCCGATTGAACCACGAGCGTCAACTGACTTAGTGTAAAGCGTGACATCCATGCTTATATTTTCAAGGTTGCTGTAACCGCTCAGAGAGTTTACCCGGAGGCCGGATACCCGAGCAAACACGACAGCAGGGAGGGCCTCTGCCTGCATCCGGTGCTCCGGGTAGATGTTAGAGCTAACCAAGGCGACAAGCGCCGTCGATCCGCTCAAGGCTGAATATATTTTAGACTCGATACTCATGTCGTTTTCGTCGCTATCAGCACCATTTCACGGTGCGCGTTGCTGGAGTCAAGCACCGACAAGATGTTGTAAGTGCTGCCAGTGCAGACTACGCTCATGTTCGGTGCAATTCCTTCGGTTGAATATCGTATCGTGAATTTCATCGTGTCGTCGGCGTATCGATAATCTCCACGGAACATTTCCGACCCGCTTAATGGCTCCACGTTCGCCCAGGCGCGTAGCACGGTCGTCTGGGTTACTATCGGAGCACCCTCTGACGTCCGTGCTGTTGTGCGCGGGCTGATGATGCTTATTTGACGGTTGAGTCGTCCGGCTCGCATAAAATCACTTTTGCAATTCTCTAATTTTATCGCTTAGCGTATCAATTAGGACGATAGCCAATCTGACAAACTCGTCTTTGTCGTTTTTTTTGTGAGCATCTTCCATTTTCACTTTTACAAAGTCTATATATTCAAAAATATTCATACGCTCTGCACCACGAACTCATCAAGCAATCCGTCAACGTAACTGTGCGGCAACTCTGTTACAAAGTTGCCAGTTCCCACCATTAAGCTCTCGCGGTGCTCGTACATCGCGCCCACGCGCAGTTTGACCCATTGCTTGATTGCATCCGGTACGTTTGCCGGTGTCGAATAGCCTGAGTAGTACGTCACCCGCACTGCGTTCGTTTCATCGCGTGTATCTGGCCATTCGTTGTCATAACTCGGATAGATGATTCCGGGCTCTGAGTAATAATCGATCGTCAATGCCGTTGAAGCTACGCTCGTCGTGTCTCCCGCCGTCGTGTCTTTGACGTAGGAAACAACCACTTCGCTTGAAACCGTTGTAAGCGGCGGGCGCGGCAATTCTATGTCGCCATCATGCCCGGAAAAACTGTCAATCCTTAATTCCCACTGCTGCTTGTTAATGCTGCGCTTCATGTAGTTCTCAGCGTAGCTCTCGGCCGATTTGATAAAACTTTGCAACAGGTAGTCATCGGAAGTGGTCCCCTGGAGCCGCAGGAAGTCCTTGACCTCGTCCACTGTGACGCACTGCGTAGAAGGTGCCGTGATTCGTTTGAGAGCCATCCTTGAGCCTCCTACGTAGCCAGCGGGTCGGCCATGACCCTGATCGGGATGTTGTTATCCCAAACCACCCCGCTTGAATTGCTCGGGTCGAACACCACCAGCGTTGCCGTGTAGCGCCCAGGAGCCAGAACGCTGCTCCCGCCGGCGACTATCCGCATTTCTCCCGTTGCAAAACTCGTTGAACCCCAACGGAGAATCCCGGCCGCGTTGTCGGTGCTGGTAATTATGACCGTCGTGTTTTTAAGTGACAGGCGCATCTCGGTAACGGCGGCCAAGTCCACGGCGCTCGCGTTGCTATACAGCACCAAGTCAATGGTGTTGTCGCGCCCGAGCCAAATCAGTTCTTCGTTGAATAAAGCCATACGGCCCCCGTATTAGGTGGCATCGTAGAAATGCATCGAAAATGCCGGGATCGTCACTTTGTTGTTTGTTGAAACAAGCGCCTGCGTCGTGCAGTTCGTGACGTAGTAAACCTCCCCGGAAACGCTGGAATAAAGCGCGATGTTTTTGGCAACTCCGGTTGTGGCAATCGCAATAGAAGACTGCGCCGTCATGGTTAGCTTGCGCCCGGTTACGGAACTATCTGCCAGCGTCCATGACGTAGATGCGCCGGTTGTCAAAGCGGTTTCTGCCAGCATTGCCGCCTGAACTACAGCAACAGATGCAGTGCTAAGCGTTGAGCAAACAGCCACCTTTACCGCATTGTCACGGATGTAGGTGCAAGCAGCATTAAGGACTAAAGACGAGCAGAACTTTTCCATGTTTATATTTCTCCTTGTTTGATGGTCCTGCGAGTCGTGTGAGACTGGATTGTCAACGCAGGCGTTATGCTTCTCATTGTCATTTGGTCCGTAACACTCAAAATGTACGGGTCAATGATTGGTCCCAGGATTAAACTATATACCCTAACTGAATCTGCAACGGCCCTGACCGCACCATCTGAAACTTCAAGCCAGTGCTCAATCTCAAGTTCTACATCGTCAACGTGGTTCGGATTGTAGCAGTCGGACGTTTCGAGAATGTGTTCCTGGAGCAGCACCAATTCCTCAACGATGCTCACACCGAAACCATCTACAATCGAAATGCTTTGTTCCTCTGAAAGTTCAAGCGTATCGGATACGCTCGCGCAAGCGCCGTCTTCAACGGTAAGTGAGTCAAGCCCGGCCTCGATTACCGTGACGACTTCTCCAACCGTGGAAACAATTCCGTCTTGCGCTTCAAGATTGTGTTCTTGAAGTAGGTCTATTGTTTCTGCCGCTGCTACACTCGCTCCGTCTACAATCGTCAGTGAGTCAAAAGTGAAAACTTCCTCTGTGATAACAATCGAGTCTGCAACAGCGACAACCGCACCATCGTCAGCTATCAGATTGTGTTCCTGTACTAAATCAGTCGAATCGGAAACAGAGACTTGAACACCATTAGAAACCGAAAGAGTTAATTCCTCTGACAGGTTAAGGACATCACCGACGCTGGCAGAAGCACCATCCGCGATTTCAAGCGCGTGTTCTTGCAGCAGGTCGATGGATTCTGCCACGCTGAATGATACGCCGTCTTGGATGCTGAGTGATTCTTCTCCGACCTGAGCAATATCAATCGAATCAGCAACCGATAAAACTGCTCCATCAGTTGCGACGAGATTATGCTCTTGGATAAGGTCAACAGATTCCGCTACGCTCGCGCTCGCTCCGTCTAAATCAACGAGCGTGTGATCCTCTGAAACATTTATTGAATCGCCAGCCGATACAACCGCACCGTCAACCGTGGCGAGATTGTGTTCCTGCTCAAGCACAACCGAATCGGCGGCACTTACAGATGACCCGTCTTGGACGGTTAGCGAGTCCTCGCCCGCCTGAACCAAATCAAGCACGTCGCCGACCGCCGCCACCGCGCCGCCCGACATTGCGAGTTCGTGTTCTTGTTCAAGCGTTGCGCTGTCTGAAACGCTGACGCAGGCACCGTCTGCAACTTCAAGCGACTGCTCTTCGCTTATGACAATATCGTCTCCGGCTGATTTTACTATGCCATCAACCGCTACGAGCTCATGCTCTTGAATGAGCGAAAGAACGTCGCCAGCGCTCTTGACAGCGGCGTCGGTCGCTACGATGTTGTGTTCCTGGACTAAATCTAAGGCCTCGCCCACACTGGCGCACGCGCCATCCGAAACGGAAAGCGTATATACCACCACGCCAGCCTGTAAAAGCTGAACTGGTATCTTCCACGCTCTGCGCGTTCGATGCGGTATACGCCAGATTGCCATTTAATTACCCGCCGATTTCCTCAAAGATGATGCTTACATTCCACGCCACATCGTCTGCGATTGCGCTGTCGCGCCGGATGACCATACGCCCTCCGGGCTTTATTACCGGGCGATTTTCAGGGATTGGCGTATAGTGGTAACCGTTGATAATGTTAACGCCCTGCTGACTTCCGCCGACATAGGTTAGAGCGGTCGCGTTGGTCGAAGCAACACCGGCAATAGTGCCGCGGAAGGCGGCATCCCCAGGGTCAAACGCAACGGCCGCAATGGTTGTTCCAATGCCTGCGGTTGTCCCGGCAAACGCTATTCCAAAATCCGCCGCCGCGTTCGCCGTGCTCGCCGCCGTGATATGGACCTCGTGCAGAAGCGTCACGCAAGACGCTGACCCAACAATCTGGATCATCTCTTTTGCAACCGTCGATGCGGTCGTGGCTCGGTATCCCGCGCCGTATATTCGTCCGTATTTCATTTGCGTTTTCTCCGATAGGTTCGTTTGAAATACCCGACAGCGTCAATGGGCTTTTCCAATACAGGATCTATTCTTATTTCGGGAGGCGCTACCATCTGAGTTTCAATGACGGGCTCGACCTTTGGCGCCACGTAGTTTTCTGCGTATCCAAAGGCCATCAGCCTACCGGCGTCAAACTCGTTCAGTGTCAATACCTGTCCTGGTTTATGGCCGAAACCGTCTTTGATAATCTTGACGGTGATCATCAGTCGTTCCCCCAAATTTTCGATATTTCAGCGATGGCCGAAATGGCGCCAATGTATTGCTCCTTCTGCTTATTGCTGTGGCGCTCTTTCGCGTCGGCCTCGTTCAGCCGCGCCTGCATGGTTTTCTGCATGTCAGACAGT